GATGATCGTGTCTGGACTGAAGTTGGTGATAGTGACGTTGTCGTTGTTGGTGATCCAACTTATAGACAATGGGTTTGGGATGCTTCAGCTGTTCCATCAAAATACACTGAATAAAAAAAGGGCCGCGAAAGCGGCCCTAAGTTTTTTCCGTAACTCTTAATCTTATGTCAAGATGTTGTCTACACGGAAGATTCTGTAGTACTGGTTAGACTTAGCAGCTGCCAAACCATCTGCAGGTGAGTTACCTACGAATGGGTTAGATGCCATGCCATAACGAGTTTTAAACCCGATACGTGGCTGGAAGTCATTCTCACCAACTGCACGTACCATTGTGAGCGGTACGTATGGGCAATAGAACAGACCTGCATCGTATGGGTTTGTACCTTTGTAACCAACGTTTACATAATCGGTTGTTGCATATGGGTCAATATACACACGGATACGACCGTTCAGAACACCTGCAAATGTGTTGCCTGTGTCATCTACGTTCAGATTCGTGGACAATGCTGGGGTGTAATCCAACATGCCGGATGCTGCCAGAGCTGTTGCAACGTCAGAAGAACACACAACAAAGTTACCTTTACCGCGCCGTGTTTCTTTTGCAATTACGTTAGCTTCACGATCAAGCTGTACACCAAGACCTTTAAACTTCTCAGCTGACCAACGACCATCAGCGTCTGCTGACATATCGAAGATACCTTGAGTTGTGATGTTTGCAGTCAAAGCACCAGTTTTAGCTTGTGAGTTGATTGTACGAACTACTTCGCGGTTAATTTCCGCCAAGATTTCTGTTGACAGGATGTTCGCCAATTCTGTCTCTGCGTCAAGACCATGAATTGCTCTCAAGTCTTGTGCAAGCTCAAGAGTGTATTCTGCTTTCAACGCACGTGACTTTGCAGTCACAGTTGCTTTTTCAATGGTGAAACCCATTTCAGCAAAAGCGGATTCGCCAGTTGTACCCAGCTGCTCTGCATTTGCTGTTGACATACCACCAGCAGGAGCAGTTGCTGCACGGTCATTATTGATAGATGAGTCGCCATTTGAATCAGTAACACCTGCCAAACCTGATGGGCTTGCACCGTTTGTTACGGAAGAGTCACCGGAGAAACCAGTGATTGCTTCATTGAACAGTGCTTCGTTGCCGGATGTTGCACCAGCACGAGTTGTTCTGTACTTGGACTTCATTGCGAAGATCAAGCCAGTTGGACCAGACATAGGCTGAACACCGCAGATGTCATATGCCATTAGGTTTGGCATAGAACGACGTACGAGTGAAATCAGAACTGGATTCCAGTTTGCAACAGTACTAGTGTTACCAGCAGCAGCATCTTCGTTCATTTGACCGAAAGAGTTTTGCTCTGCTTGCTCGTTAAGAGCTTTTTCTGTGTTTTCCAAGATTGCAGCAGTTACTGCTTTCTTGTGCTTATCGGTGATTGCGCCAGCTGATTCTTCGTTCAGTACTGGAGACCATTTCTCTACGAGACGATCATAAGTTTCCATTATAGGATCTCCTTAATTAGATGTTTTTCTAAGGGCTGCGAGGTACTGTTCCATCATTGGTGAAACTTCAACTTCGCTGTCAGCAGCGTCATCGTCGATAGATTCATCAATTACGGACTCAGTGGTTTTCTTTGAGAAATATGATTCTTTGATGGTTTTTACTTTTGTTGCAAAAGTGTCTTCATCTTCGAAATCAATGTTCTCTGCCAACGAACGTAGCTTTTCTACTTGAGTTTCTGCCAGATCACGAGCTGCTTCACGGATAACCGCTTCGCGCTTGTAGCCTTCTAGCTCTTCTGCAAGTTCGATTGACTTAGCAGTTGCTATGTTAACTTGCTCTTCAAGTTCTTCGTTAGCTTCTGCTAGTTCGTCAACTAGGTCGACTTTGGATTCTGGAACTTCAACATAAGATTCTACAAACAAGTCTTTCAACTTATCCATGAAACCTTCTGCGATTTCGGCACGAAGGCCAGTTTGGATCGCTAGTTTGTTGTCTTCCATCCATTGCTCAACCACATAGTTGAGGTAGCCATCTACTTTTTCGACTAGATCTGACTTTGTTGTTTGGATTTCTTCGTCCAACTGCTGTTGGTACTCAGTTTCCAATCTGTCGATCTCTTCTGAAAGTTTCTGCTTTACCGCCGCTTCAAAAATAACTGCTGTTTTGGCTTTAAACTCTTCTGAAAGAGTTGCCTCAGATTCAACCAATGCGTTTAGGTCTTCACTAAAGTCTCCATTAAATTCTACAGACTCGGCTTTGGTGCCAGCACTTTTTAGATGCGAGGGTTCGCTGTTGCTCTTATCGCCTTTACGGGCTGGTGCTTTCTTTGTAGCATCTCCAGCTTTGGCCGTAGCGGCGACGGATTGAGCTTCAGCATTTTTAGGATCGTGAGTTTGAGCTTCTTCGATTTCGATCTCGTCGAGCTCAACATCCTGGTCTTGGACTTGATCAGTCATGTTTGACTCCTTAATATTGCTGTTGTTTCAGTAACGAGAGGAAATTCTTATACTCACGAACCTGCGTTTCATACAGATCCGCACGTGGAGCACGTTTAATTTCAGTCTCTATTCTTTCAATTTCTCGAGCTTCAATGATGCCATTATTCCAGATCCAGTCAACACCTTCCATTATTCCATTAACAAAAGCATTTGGTGCTGATGGGTCTTGTACGATATCAACCGTATTAAGCATAAAGTCATCCTTGACATACATAACGCCATTGCGTTGCTCGAGGCTACCCATACCACGAGTTGAGACACCTAGTTGAACACCACCTTCAAGCAATCCTTTTACGATATTACCCATTGGAGTATCCAATATTCGTGCCTTACCCATAACATTATTTCCCTCACATTTGAGTTCCGTAATCTTATGAGATACTTTATCTAAGTTAACAGTCGGTCCATCAGGGTGATTTAATTCACCAACCGCTCTGTCCTTAGAAACTTGTTCAGAATAGTATTTCTTCACGGCTTGTTCCATGACAGCCTTTGGATATACTCTACCATTTCTGTTTTTAGATTCAGCCATAGCAAAGATTCCTTCGATGACATGAGTCTTCGATCCATCTTCTTTTGCTTCAACAATGCACTGAACATCTGTTTCAGTATATTCTGTAATTAGCTTCATCTGTTACCCTTTGTATTGCTTGACAAACTCTGCTGCCATACGCTCAGCTTCTTTCTGAGTCTTATAAGCATCAAGTCTGTCACCATCAATATAAACTACAAAAACATTTTTTTCTTTATGAATCATGACAGGAACTTTACCAATCTTCTTATTGAAGACCATCTGTCCAGTTGGATGCCTGCCAAGTTTTTCTTTTAGTTCTTTAAATGTTCTTGTCATTTTTTTCTTCTTAACTGTTATTTATACAAATTAATTTCTCTCTAATCATCATCTTCTTCAGTTTCATCGATTGCATCATCAATTTCTTCATCAGAAACATCATCAAGTTCTGCAACTTCTTCATCAGAAATATCTTCATCTTCAGGTTCTGCATTATTAAACACTTGATCTGCTACTGAGATCTTTTCTTGCTCCAAAGCATCAGCCATTTTGCCTTGCATAATTTCAGCAAATGTTGGACCAGCCTTACTAAAATCTTGTGTAGTAACTGTGTTAATAAGATCTTCAATAGTAGTAGTTTTAGGTGTTTCAAGTTCTTCAACTTCACTCATTATTTGCTCCATTCTGTTGTTCATCATCCTCATCAGATATTTCACCTGATTTCATTTCTTGGTCAATTTGATCTTTCATATTTTTAATATCATCATCACCTAAATTCAATACGTTTTTCATAACCCATTCTTTAGAGAAATATTCACCTACATAATTTGATACTTGATCCATCGTTTGCAAACGCTCTTTTAAAATGTCAGCATCTTTTAATTCAGTAAAGTGATTATCACGAATAAAGTCTACAACAATATTATTTTTCCAATTGTTCCAATCTTCCTCAGTAATAATGCCTTTCATTATTAATTGTTTTTTTAGAATACCATAAAACAGGTGTGAGAAACGTTTTCTCAGCCTATCTATAAACTTCTGAAACTTTACTTCATCACGTGTAATTTCAGTTGATCTACCTAATGAAAACTGAGCTTCTTGCTCAAGTCTATTAATTGGAACGTTTAATGAACGATATAAACGTTTTTGAAAATAAATAATGTCATCGATCTGACCAAGATTTTCACCACCTGGTAGCGTAGAGATCTCTGTACCTCTTCCGCCTTCGCGCCGCGGCAGCCAGAAATCTTCAAGCATTGACATATGCTTTCTATCATCTCTAATAGCACCAGTATTTGCATCATATACTAATTTATTACGGTACTTAGCCATAATATCTTTCATATATTGTTCTGATTTACCTTTAGGAAGATTGCCAACATCAATATAAAAAATACGACGTTCAGGAGCTCTTGCTAGTCTGTAAATAACTAGTGAATCTTCCATCATACGTAGTTGGTTAATCGGCTTTAGAGCCTTATGTAAATATGACACTACTCGCTTGCGATCTACATCTAGCAGACCTGATGTAACATATGATACAGAATCGTTAGAAAGTTTTACTCCTTGGTTAGTACCACCTGGTTTTTCTTGATAAATGTAAAATTCACTAACATTTTCTACCAAAGATGCACCAGTAACAGGATCTTTCTTACGCTTAATTTCTTTTACTTTACGTATTTTCGCAGCGTCAATAGGTCTAACTTCTTGAATACCAGCCTTCAAGTTGTTTTCATCGACAACAAGATGGTGGTAAATTCTACCATCAATGTACCACCGCCTAAAAATGTCGTGGCCCAACTCTTGAATATTAAGCATAGAACACACGTTTTCAAACTCTTCTTGAATTGCGTTCTTTAATTGATCGCTTAGGCCTTCAACCTTA